CAACGCATTGCGCGTTACCGTTCTCAACGGCGAGCGTAGCTTGTCCCGTAAACCAGGCATACAGACCACAGTTCCCGGGAAGGGACTTACGTGCCGGCGCATTTTTGACGCACGGTAGCAACATCTCTAACCTCTGCAACATGGAGCCTTGCGGACCCACGCGATTGAATCGTATAACCTGTTTGTACAGGTCATGGCTCAATCCCATAATGACAGCCTCTTCCTCCCCGGATCGGTTGATCCAATCGGGAAATCCGAAGTTGCCAAGCGGCACAGGATATAGGTCAGAAAGACAGGAAGCTAGACTTCTGCCCGCCTCAGGGAAACCGAGGAGGGTCATGAATTTACAGCTTTCGCTGACAGAAATCCACGTGAGAAGAGTCGTTAACTCGGAGTACGTGAGTTTTGCAACTCGCGCATCGGTCATAGCGTAGAACCAGGCACCGCAGCTCTCCCTCACGGGAGTTGCAACGCAGGTCTTGTTCTCGTTAATGACCAATCCAGCGGAATGTAACACGTGTACGACCTCTTGTGCCAAATAGTTGGGCACAATAATGTCGTCACCGAAAACCCTACAGCGGAGACGCTGTGCCAGGTAATCGGGCCTTGTATAGGTGTGGTTGCACCACTTTGTTAGGAGCGTCCTTACGGACGGATCCCAATAGCAGCGCGTACCTATACAAAGAGCGAGAAATATGAGACTCTCAAAAGGAAAGCACAATGCATTTCCCATTGTAAAAAGAGTCTCGTAATCCTCTACGATAGATCCATCAGGGAATTGGATTCCACGGGATCTATAGAGTGTTACAAGGCGAAAGACTTCACGGGGTAGGAGCTTCTTAGCTAGCGTTACGCTAACGAGGTCGCTCGCATCCTTAAGATCAATGGTGGCGAAGAAAAGATCGCGCGCCATGTCTTGTGAACGCTCTTGATGACGGAAGTCAATCAAGCGCTTCGCCAATGGATGTTGGTGTACAAGATCGTACACAATCTGCATAAGGCCCTGTTGGGCAAACATGAGCTCTTTAGGCTCAATGCAGATAATACGACGATTTGCGAGGTCTTTTGGGACGACGCAAACACGCGAATAAGGCACGGTATCGATTTCGATATCATCCAAATGACGCTCG